GTACACATCGCGCAGAACAGTCTTTATTTTATCTGATTCTACTGGCAATGTCAAGCCATCAACATACTTATTTAAGATTGTCATTGTATCTTCTGCTTGATCAATATCGACTTCGACGTTGTCGGTGATCTCAGAAAAGTCTTCAACAACTGCAACCTCTAGCGGAGATGCTTTTGTGATTGTATCAATCAATGTGTCAAATAAGAATGAGTTATTGCGCTTCTCAACAACAATCTTGAGAAACTTTCCATTCAAGTAAGAATAATCTGTGTTTACAATATCGTTATAAAACAATTCATCATCGTTGTATTTGATCTTGTAAAACATCTTTTCTGGATTTGGAATAAACGTCAGTTCTCGAGTCTCTGTATCAAGAACATGAAACCCACGTTCATCGTTGTAATCAGCCCAAGTCATTTCTCCAGGAGTGCCGACATATACAATACTGCCGCTGTTGCTCTTGTGATGGAAGTGACCAGAAAGAGTAAGATCATATTTGTTTAGAATACTTGGATCCATACCTTCGTGACAGATATTACCACGATCCATCTCAAATCCAGCAAGTTCAAAATGACCAAAGCAAACTTGATTCTCGCTGCGCTTGATAAAATCTAGAATCTCAAGTTCATTATCTTTGCAAATCCAAGGAATGATATCAACTCCCATCCACATCGATGGCTTGTCATAAAGAATCACATGTTTTTCGTAATCACGCAAAAGCAAATCTGGCGAGTTTACTTCAAGAGTGTTCTTAAAGAAAATATCGTGATTACCAAGCAATACACGACATTGAATATTATGCTTTACCAGTTGATCAAAAAAGTAACGACGGCAAAGAGCAAGAGACTGAAAAGAGATATACTTCCGACGATCAAATAAGTCACCCAACTGAAAGATGGTGGTAATTCCATTTTGCACCAAATAAGGAAAAAATGTTTTCAAATAAAAGTCGCGATAACGATTGTGGAACGCGATAGAATCCCCACGCATTCCAAAATGAGTATCTCCAAGTATTGCAATTTTCACTTCACAACTTCCTCATCAACAAACTTTTCTAATCCCGCCGCTTTCTTGGCTTTCTTTTCTTTACGAGCATTTTCATAGTTGACAATGAACTCGGAAATATTTTCATACAATTCGAATTGGCGGAAAGTTCCATCTTCATTCTCATTGAGTTCGAACTCGTCGAGTATTCCAGCAGTTTCAGTTGATTTATACTTAACATAAAGTTGCTTCTTCTCTTTTTGGATGCGGCGTAAGAATGCATAATATACTATTTGAGTGAAATAGGCAAATGGGTTACTAGATTTACTTGGATCAAAATTATCAACGTACATCACGCAATTTTCAATTGCGTCTGCAACCATTTCATCACGAAATGTATATGATAAAAAATTGGGTTTATGAGAAAGGTTTTCTGCAATCATCATGAAGCACTTGGCAACATATGTTGGAATTTGCGGTTTTGGTAGATTATTTCTCTTCGCTTTTCGGATTGCCTGACGATACTTAATCATCTCTTTCAGGAAATCTTTATTATTAATGTAGTGATTTTTTGCCATAAAATTAGTGTACTGGTTTGTCTTTCTTGCTTGCCATTGCTTCAAGAATTGAAACAACTTTGTTCATTTTTTCAGTAGTTTCTTCTACTGGATCTGTTGGTTTTTTTAATGGGTTTTTAATTTTTCCTTTATTGTTATAGAAAAAATCAGCGACATATTCATATTGCTCAAAGAATTCTTCGCGGACAGGCGTCACAAATAAAACCTCATCCATGTAGAATTCAACTTCTTGGATTTCAATTACTGATTGTGGAAGATATTCTTGCATCGCCAAAATTTGTCGCGATTCTTCAAAAATTGTTTCTATTTCAATTCTAAGCGGCTGTTCAACTATAATACAATCATCTTTATATGTCACATAACCAATGATATCATCTGGCATTGATCGTAGACGGATGAATTTTAATTCACCTTTGTTTCTGTTATATTCTACTACATCTTCTGACATTAACTTATCCTTACGTTATTGGTTGTGAAAGGAAATCTTTCTTCACTATAGATCTTCACTCGTTCCTCATAGTGCTTCAATGTGAAGTTTGTATAAGGACCATAACGTAGATCATCAGCGAGATCGTAAAGTGTAGCGGCGTCTTTGTTTTCACCCAAACGCAATACACGACCGATTGATTGCAGGGAACGAATCTTACTCTTTGTTGGAGAAGAGAACACTATATTATGTAGGTTACGAATATTCACGCCTGTCGAAAAAGTCCCGTAACTAGCCACAATGATCGCGTCGTTTTCTTGTTCAGTGATATGTCTCACTGCTTCGCGATCTTCTGCTTCAACCCCACCATGAATAAAGAATACTTTGCGATTGTCGCATTTCTCTTTAATCAATTCATATAGTATCTTACCGTGTTTTTCGACATAAGTAAATAAAATTAGACTATTTCCTTTGAGATTGATTGCAAGATCTCGTATGAAATGATTTCTTCCTTCATGTTGAGTCAGAAAGTTCATTTCATCAGGATATGTAAATCCTTTGACTGATTTGCAAACAACATCAGGATACTTCAACACAATACACTTGATGCTGAAGTTTGCTAATTGCTTGCGTTCAATCAATTCTTTAGTAGAGATAACCTTGAACGTTGGTCCAAACAAACCCTCAAGAACTAACTTGTTGACCTTGCTGTCATCAAGTGTACCAGTTGTACCAATACGCACATCACAATTGATGAGTTTAGTCATGATAGAAGTCAATGACTTTGCTTTGAACGTATGCGCTTCGTCGCCGATGATAAAGTCAAATTGTGCAAAATATTTCTTCGGCATGTCATAAATTGACTGCCAAGTAGAGATGATCAAATCGCTATCAGGAATCTTACTTTCGCCACCAAAGATTTTCTGACAATACTTGTCTACATCCCAGCCATTTAAACTGGAATAGTTTTTAAAATCTGAATGCATTTGCGTGACCAAGTTAATGGTCGGAACGATCAGTAATCCTCGCTTCTTGCCTGTATTCAGCAAGTGGCGAATCATCATATAAATGATTAATGATTTTCCTGATGCGGTAGGTGAAATGAGTACAGTTCTTTTCTTTGTAAGCCCCACGCTAGATGCGAGATACTGATAATCTCTCGGCTCCATCGGAAGTGATAAAGCAGTTGCGAGATTTTTCGTGTCAATCGGGTGGACTTCTTTTTCTTCGTCGAGATATTCGAAACCATAATTGCTATCCTTGCAAAACTTTTTAATATATGGGACAAGACCAACGTAGATCTGTTTGGTGTTCGTATTTAGAAGGCGAATCTTGCCATCCCAATATTTGTTTTTAAATGCTGGAGAGAATTGATAGCCTGGAGTCGAAAATGTAAAGAAGTCAGACATCTCACGAATGATGCCATCATCAGCGTGAACCTGAACGTAGATGTTACTGACTTTCTCAACAACGACATGTTCAATCATCGAGCACCTTGAATGAACTTCTCCCAACCCATGTACTCTTTCAATTGCCACGTGCGATTGTTGAGTTCTTTCATTACGTTAGTGCAAAAGTTTGCAGACTCTTCATGATAGGCTTTCTTGCGTTTGAGTTTGTTTAGATCATCATCACCGTCGAGATAAACTTGCATATCCGACTTCAATGTGAAGCGAAATGGTTCCCAACCAAGTTTATCTAATTCTTCTTTATCGAGTTTGCCACTGTAATACATCCACTTGAGTTTCTTTAGTTTGTCGAACTCAAGTGCTGCGCGTTTGGCTGCAAGATTATGCAATGACAAGTATTTGTTATACTTGTTATGAATCAATGGAATGCGCAAGATCTCTTTGCCAGGTTCCGTAGTATCAACTTCGGAATCCTTTTCCCATTGTTGCATTAGTTCTTCGAGTGGAGGTGTTTCTATTTTCATACACGAAATTATATACCATCTCAATTCAAAAGACAAGTCATGACAAGAGTTGTCTTATAAAGATTGCACCAGTATAATCAGTATGTCTGGTTTGATCGGGGCTCTCAAGAATATCTATTATATACTATATTCTTTCGTATTCATAGTAAGAGAATCTAAATGTGGCATCTGCCAAAACAATATTTTCTGCAGAGTCTTGTGCATTGAACAAAAGAGTTCCAACAGAGGTTGGAAATAGATCAACAAACTTCACACGAAAGTTTGGCAAATTTTTATTTGTAAACAAAGTTAGCACAGCACTACTATATTGTGGCATCATTTTATCTTGTGAACGAATGAATGGTGCTTTTGCTTGTCTTTGCAAATCAACGTATTCTTTAAAATCGGTTGGGAAAGTCATGCCACGAATCCAATCATGGATCTCTGTCCAGTTACGCATGTCTTCATCAACTAGGAAAGTGATGTTAAACGTATCATAGATCATCTTTTCGCCAGGAACATACAAATCAATAAATGGTGTGACACGTGGGATTTCTGTCAATGAAACTCCAGGAACATTTGCGCCTTGACAATAATATGTTGCTCCAGGTAGACGATCGAACGTCACTCTAAACTTTGTACTTTGGAGTAAGTCAGTATTAGTCGGTGTTCTTGTTGTTGCTGTCATCTATCAGTTTCCTTAGATCCACGAAATTTTCTTTCTCAATAAGATCAATAATAAAATTTGTTAATTCAATTTCTTTGCGAATAAAAAATAATTTCTTATTTAATTCTTCTAATCTTTCTGAGTAATATTTCAACTCCTGCTCTTTTTGTTTGCGCAGGTCTTTTAAATCAGATAAAAGAATAATCGTCGCCATACTCATTATTTAGGTGTAAAAAAAAGGGGAGCATTTCTGCTCCCCTCAGTTCACTTTGCCTTATTATTTTTATTAATTGGCAATATTATTGATTGATGTTCAACACTTCGAACTTGCGATAGTACAAGTTTGTGCCGTTTGTAATAGCACCAGTACCAGCACCAGTTGCGAATGGATTTGCTACGAGACCGTAACGAGTCTTGAAGCCAACCTTTGGTTGGTAAGTCGTTGGGTCGATAGCACGTACCATTTGTAGAGGAACATATGGGCAGTAGAACAAGCCAGCGTCATAAGCGTTTGTACCCTTATAACCGACAACAACGTAGTCTGCACCAGCGACAGAATATGGATCAACATAAACTTTGATACGACCGAATAGTGTACCAGCAAATGTGTTGCCTGTATCGTCAACTGTTAGGTTGGTGTTGTTTGACAATGCTGAGTTGTAGTCTAGGAGACCAGTCATTGCAAGAGCTGATGCAACATCGGTTGAAACGATGAGCATGTTACCCTTACCACGACGTGTGTCCTTGGCGATCTTATTAGCTGCTCTTTCGATAGCGAACAAGAGTGACTTGTACTTTTCAACCTGCCAGCGACCGCTTGTATCGGCGTTGCTTGATAGATTGAATACGTTTGCAGTTACGCCAGTGATACCGACGTTTGCAGAAGCGTAAACTGTACGAACAACTTCGCGGTTGATTTCGGCAAGAATTTCTGTCGACAAAATATTTGTCAATTCTGTTTCTGCGTCTAGACCGTGGATTGCCTTGAGGTCTTGTGCCAATTCTAGCGTGTAGGCTGCTTGTAGACCACGTGTATTTGCTGTAACAGCAACGCGATCGATTTGGAAGCCCATGTACTTCATCGTTAGGTCTTCACCATAAGATGTTGACATTGCAGCACCAGTGTTTGCTAGACCGAAGATCGAGCTATTTGCATTACCTGGATTTACTGCTAGAGTTGATTGTGTGCCTGTTGCAGCATTACCTGAGTGGCCAGTATTGGCTTCTAGGAACAATGCTTCACCAGCGCGTGCACTATCAGTTGCGTATGTTGAACGCATTGCGAAAATCAAACCTGTTGGACCAGTCATTGGCTGAACGCCGCAGATGTCATAAGCCATTAGGTTTGGAAGAGCACGACGGACCAATCCGATTAGGATTGGGTCGAAGCCCTTGATTCCGCCTTCGCCACCTACTACTGGAGACATACCACCGCCAACTGCGTTAGCTGGTGATGCTTCCCATAGGTTTTGCATGGAACGTGATTCTTCCATTAGGGCGCGTTCTTGGTTCTCTAGAACAAGTGCAGTAACTGCACGCTTGTAAGGATCTGTGATCTTTGGGAGTTCTGAGTGATCAAGAACTGGAGCCCACTTCTTTGCATATGTTTCGTTTAGATACATTTTATAACTCTCCTGAGTTCTTTGTTAAATTAGGCTTTTGGAGCCGTTTTTGTGATTGCTTTTACATAATGTGCCATTAAACCATGAACTTCTGCTACTTCTGGCTTATCTTCTTCGACCGTCGTCTCTTGAAGCGCCTTTACCTCACTTTTCACTTTATTTACTGGGAAGTAGTTCTCGCGAATTACTGCGAGCTTATTATTAAACTCACCCTCTGTGGTGAACTCCACGCCCTCTGCGAGCGATTTCATTTTCGCGATTTGCGTTTCGGTTAGTCCTTCGCAAATCTTACGAATTGTTTCGTTTTTCTTGGCAACGTTGAGTTCCTCTGTAAGAGCAGAAATCTTAGCATCAGCATCTGATGCTAGAGATGTAACTGCTTCTTCGAGTTCTGCAACGCGACCTGCTAGTTCTTCAGCAACATCAACCTTCTCTTCTGGGATCTCGATGTAGTGTTCTGCAAAGAGATTTTTGAGACCATTGATGAAGTCGTCTGTTAGTTCTGCACGGAGACCAGTCTCGATTGCGACTTGATTGTCTTCCATCCATTGCTCAACGACATAGTTTAGATACTCATCAACTTGTGAAGACATTTCTTCCTTGAGGGATTCAACTGCTTCAGCAAGGATTGCATCGTTTTCTGTCATCATATCTTCTAGGATAGCGTCAACACGTGAGCTGACTGCTGCTTCGAAGATTGTTGTTGCTTTTGTTTTAAATTCTTCAGAGAGTGATTCGCCGTTGAAGAGAGCGTCGACATCTTCTGCCATTGACTTGGCATGCTTTTTCTTCATGTCGTTCTTATAGGCTTCTTTCATTGCCTTCTCATCTTCTTCGTCTTCATCTTCCTCTTCTTCATCATCTTCGTCGTCTTTCTTTGCTTCGACAACGACTTCTTCTTGTTCTGGAAGTTCTAGAGTTTCTTCATCTGAAGATTCTTCTGATTCTTCTTTCGTAAGTTTCTTGACAGCATCGATGCCATCTTGTGAATCTGCAACAACTTCTGCGCCACCTGCACCAGCAAGTTTCTTCATTGGTTCTGCTGGAACGCCTTCTGCACCTGGCTTTGCTGCTGCTTTCATTTCAGCAGATGCTTTGTGACCAAAGTCGTCTGGTAGTGATGTTGGTGTTTGACCGCCGAGATCATCTGTCTCGCCTGGTAACTTCGCAGCTGGTTCTTTTCCGGCATTCATCGATGCTTTTAGAATTTCTGCAGCGGATTCTGATAATGTCTTAGCCATTTGTTTTAACTCCTGAAGAAGTAAATATATTTATAAATTTTAAAGTTTTGACAAGAAGTTCTCAAAGATTTTCAAGGAGATCTCGTCGATTTGCTTTTGTTTTGCATTCTTGATTTGATTGTAATAAGCATTAACGTCTATTTCTTTTACAATGCCATTATCCCAAACCCATTCTCTGCCTTCCATAATACCTGAAACAAAAGCACCTGGTGCGGATGGATCCGCTACAATATCAGCCGCTGTGGCTAGATAATAGTCATCTTGAACCACATTGACACCATTCACTTCTTTGAGTGAACCCATGCCTCGGCATGATACGCCCAATTGTCCACCGCCTTCCATTAATGAACGAGCGATTTTACCCATTGGTGTTTCAAGAATTTTTGCCTTACCAATCCAAACGTTACCTTCTTGTTTAAGATTAGTAATAAGATGTGATACGCGATCTAGATTGATCGATGGTGATTCTGGATGACCCAATTCACCGAACGCGCGATTTTTTGAAACATATTCTTCGTTATAGCGGTCGACTTCTCTACGAACTGTTTCTTCTCTATAAAGTCTCTTATTTTTGTTTTGCTTTTCTGCAACGAGAAATGGACCTTGAATGAAGAGAGACTTCACACCGTTCTTTTCTTCGGTGATCATCTTTACGGATTCGATAGTTTCCACTATAAGTTTCATTTTTGTCTCCATCCTCTTCCTAGGGTATATCCTACAGGAATATTACCATTAGGGTCAATCATAATTTGATTAACGCCATTATTAAACCAACGCAATATTCCTTTTTTGTTTAAACTCATTTTTTTTCTGCTTTCTAATGATTGTTTTTTACCAAACATTGGGTGTTTAGAACCTTTTCTATCTTGGCTCATTTTAAGTTTAACTTTTTCTGAATGAGGTTTACCTAAACGATTTTTGTTGCCTATTGCAGCACCACCCAAACCACCTTTTTGAACATTATACACAATATCTCTATTTTCTAATATCCAATCAGCTGTAACTATTAATTCTTCCAATTCACGCAATTCTTCTTTATTATTAACAAAACACAAAATTTCTTTTAAAAAATTTTGTTTATCATATTTTTTAATTGCTTTACCCAATAGTTTACCAGAACCAAAATAACCATCATTTACATTATTTGTTGAATGCATACCAATGTAATATCGACCATTAAGTGTATTTGTTATTTTATACAAATAATAAATCATTTATCGTAACCCCAATCCTTTACGTCTTTGCATTGAACGTTTTCTTTTAATCATTGCTCGTGCCATTTTTGCTCTGCGTTTGAATTTTGCTCTTCTTTGAGAAAGTCTTCTTCTTAAACGCTCTGCTTGTGTCATGCGAATCAATTTACCACCGCGAATTGTATAACCCTTAACTGCTGATAAAACCTTTCTTCTTTGGATTGTTGGTTTACCTTTAATTGTTCGAATACGAGCGCGGACAAGTTTTCTGCGCCCCATTTTTTGAACATTGGCTTCAGCAATAATTTCTCTTACAACTTCTGATACTGTTCTCATTTGCCACCAATTGAGAAATTAACTTTACTCAATGCAAAGTGTGCTGCTTTCTCAAATCCTTTTGGAGTCTTGAGCATATCAGCAAATTTCTTTTTGTTCTCATCATTTAATGCGCCATGAACCAAGTGAATGGCTTTTGCTGCACCGTGACTGACTTTTAATTTTGAACCGTCTTCAAATTTAAAATGTTTTGCGTTTGATGTAACGTTATCTTGTTGAGCGTAATTAGCAACTTGTTCAAGACTTTCCATAATATCAGTTTCTTCTGATTGAACACCAGGGATTACGACTGGTGCGCCAACTTGACCTGGAGTATATGGAATTGTGAACACAAGACCAAGTTTATCATTCGTGTATAATGCAACACGACGACCATCTGGGAAAATGCGAATACCTTTACGGCGCAATACAAGCATTGGACCAGGTTGAATCTCATCTTGCAATGCTTCACTAATTTGTTCAACATCTGTGATGTCAATATCAACTGAGTTGTTTAACTTAACTTGTTTTAATCTTTGAAGTGTAGTTCTAAATTGATTCATTGGAGCGGAAAGAATATCGCTTGGAACAGCAGAAGATAATTTTAAATAATTTGCTCGAGCATTTGGTGAAACTTTGTTTAAAACTTGACTTGCTGACATATTTGGATTTTTTGCAGCATGCGCCTTGTACAAATTATGACCTGCAACTGCAGCTGCAACGTTGAGATCTTTCAATCCCAACGCAGTTTTTGCAACCATCACCTTTGATCTGATATCGCTATCAGAACTCTTGGCTGGCTTCTTCTGCTGAGTCTGCGGTGACTGAGTCATCTCCGCTTCCGTCAACTTCTGTCTCAAGTCCTTCAATTTCATTTGTTACTTCTTCTTGTCCGAGTAAATTTGATGCGATTTCTACTTTCTTAACTTCAAGCGCATCACTAACTTTATTTGCAATAGCGTTATTGAAAGCGTTTAAAAAACTCTCTTTGTCACCAGCAATTGCCGCTGTCACTGCGTCCACTGAAAATCCTTGATCTTGCATAATTTTCTCCAATTATTATTTAGTAATCTGTGCATTAAACACAGAGTTGATATCATTTGCTTGCGCTTGATTTGCTTCTTGACCAGATGTCATTGGGGTTGGCTGACCTTGTGATTGTACAGGCGCACCAACAGGAACTTCTGGCATGTTTGCCTGCTCCTCTTCCAATTCTTTATCCATACGCTCAATACCTTCTTCATCAAAGTGAAGAACATGTTTCTTGACCCATGCTTTAGAGAAATAAACCCCGACATATGGGTCGATCTGCTGCATGAGTTGCAAACGTGAAGCCATAAGTTCGGATTCTTTTAATTCCATGAAGTTGTTATCTTTCAAGAAATCGTAATGAATCTTTTCTTTTAATTCTTGCCATTCATCAACGGAGCAAATGCCTTTGAGAGCTAACTGACGTTGCATTAGTTCATCAAATAGAGTTGTAAATTTAGAACGTAATCGATCAATAAACTTACTGAATTTGATTTCGTCTCTTGTGATTTCTGTAGAACGTCCGAGTGTGAATCCTGTTTGTGATTCAATGCGAGAAACTGGAACGTTTAGTGATTTGTATAGTTTCTTTTCGAAGTAATTAACATCTGACAACTCACCAAGATTTTGACCAGCTGGCAACGTAGTAATTTCTGTAGATTTACCTTCACCACGACGTGGAATCCAGAAGTCTTCCATCATTGACATAAATTTACGATCGTCTTTGACTTCGCCAGTGGCAGAATCATAAACAACTTTGTTGCGAAACTTTGTCATAATATCACGCAAGTATTGTTCAGATTTAATTTTCGGCATGTTGCCAACGTCAATGTAAAACACACGACGTTCTGGAGCACGTGATAATCTATAAATGACAATAGCGTCCTCAACCATTCGAAGCTGGTTGAGGGGTTTTATCGCTTTGTGAAGGTACGATAATACAAGTGCTCGTTTTGGATCCATCAATCCTGAATTGATGTTTACAATTGCATCAGTTGCAATCTTTAATCCTGAATCTGTTGGTGATGTAATTAATGTTTGACCTTGTGACAATGCTTTCTCATTGTACACATAGAATTCTTGCACACCAGCAGTGACTTCTACACCAGTGCGTGGATCTTTCTTTTTGATAATGCTACGAACTTTGCGAATTTTTCTTGGATCAAGGTAAAGCAATTCTTGAATGCCAATTTTTGGTTGTTTCTCATCAATTAAAACTTGATAAAATAAACGACCATCAATATACCAGTTACGGAATATATCTGAACCAGCATTAGAGAAATCGAGCATGCGAAGAACATTCGCAAATTCATCTCGAATCATGTCTTTAATATTGTCTGGCTGTTCTAAATCGTCAAGAATAATTGTGACAGATTTGCCAGTGACATCGTGAACAATTGCTTCGTTCACAATATCATCAATTGCCGACTCAAGTTCTGGTTGCATTGCCATCTCACGATAGCGAGAGATAAGATCATTTTCATTTTTGAAACTGGCTTCAAGATCTAGGTATGTGCCAAAATATCCACCAGAAGTGACAGTAATTGCACCGTCATCGTTTACAGGAGCAGCAACTTGTGGCTGTAGCTGTACTGGTGCATCATCACCTGCAGGTGGTTTTCGGACGATAGAGAAGCCAAATAAATTTATTGCCATGAATGCTCCATCATAAAAAAGTGGGGGAAAAATTTCCCCCACTCATAGCATTATTAACCAATTAGCGATTCAATTGGAGTTCTAAGCGACGTAGTAGTGCCGCGATCAATAGACTCCCAGTATTGAAATGCAAAGTTAACGGTGAATTCTTCGATTGTGTCGTTTGAACCCCAATCAAGATCGATCTGAGAGATATCCGTTGGGAACATACCAACAAATTTATAACTCTTGATTCTTTGACCTTGCTTATTATACTGATAAACAACAGCATCAACACCATATTGCTGTGATGTTCTTGCTACTGCAGCACGAAGGTTTGTGACATTCTCGTTGATTCCGCGAACCCATGACTCCATTGCGTTGCGAATAAAGAAATCCTCATCATTAATCACTGTTACTGACCAATCAGCAAAAGTGCGATTTCCAGCAACCTTTACTTCGCGACCGAAGTAAGGGATTGTCACCATACCTACTGTTGAACCAGGTAGAGCAGCTGTCTTCACCATAAATGTTGACTTGGCAGATGCCACTGCTCTTCCTTGCACGTAAGATGGGAAACTTAATTGCACTTCAAACAGATTAGGACGTGCACCGTCACCCTGTAACTGAGTACGAAATTGATTTACATTAAAAGCCATTGTTTTCTCCTGACTTTATCCTAGTCTATTTATTAGAAGCGACCTACGATTTCATCGAAGGCTACACCAGTGCGTACAGCAACAAAGTTCAATTGGATAAAGTTAATTGACTTGGCTGGCTTGATATAGATATCGCCGATGAACTCATTGCGATCAACAACTTCTGGTGTATTATTTGTTTCATCGCAAACAACACGGAAGTCATAGATACCGCGACGACCCTGTACAAGACGTAGGAATGGCTCAACAAGATTTACAAATTGTGCTCTTGTAAATTCGTCATTGAACTCGAACAACTGAGCCTTGGCAGCACGAGCGATTGCTTTTTCGAGAACGATAAACAAACGACGTACATTAATACGATCGAAGGCACTTGGCTTGCTCAACATTGTCTTATCACCAAAGAGAACAGTTCCTTCTCCTGGGAAAGATACAACTGGATTTACACCAGCCTTATAAAGAACATCGCGTTGTGCTTGATTTGGATTAAATGCAAGTTTAATTACGTTCTTGATTTGACCACGATTGAATCCAGCTGGTGAGAACCATGGATCGCGATCAACGTCAGTACGAGCGCAAAGACCAGCAATGTCGCCATTGAGTGGAATCCAACGGTAAGTGTCATTGTACTTATCGTATTGATACTTCCAGCCGCTATCCATTACTGCGAATGAGTTGGATACGTTTGCTAGAGCATTATTACGGAAGTTTACTACCGCATTTACTGGATCAGCTGCTTGAACATTTGCTAGAGCAGGTGAAACGAACGCCACGCAATCGCGGCGACCACCAGCAAGAGTAATGACATTTGCAGAAACTGTTGCACTTCCACCACCTGCCATTACGAGACTAATGTCTACGTTGTCTGAGGATGAGAATTGAGCGTATGCAGTTTGCACATTACCATCGGTTGGCGTACCATCAGCGCCAGCAACAAGAGAGATACCATTGTTTGTTGATGGCGCACCAACAGCAAACGTATGCGTTGCATTAGCATCAACACCCCATGTTGAAGATGCAGTATTCATTACATACACATATCTGGAGTTATTGAAAATAACGTCGCGATAGTAAAGACCTGCACCATTTTCATCTTTAGCATTTGTTGCCTTTGAAAGATTTGCGAAACGTTCAATTACTGTATTTGGTGTTCCAGAAATTAATCCATCTTCGTCGATTACTGCGATGTGAATTTCATCATTTGCAGTTGTTGCAACAGCTGGAAACTTTGAAGCAACAAAGTTTGAAGTTCCAGGAGCACGATCAAAGAAAGGAGCGTATGCCCAGGTTCCGAAAGCATCTGTATTTCCACACCATGCAACTTTTAATGAATTACCAAGCGCACCAACATAGCGTGCAGCGAATGCAGTATCACCGAAAGATGTTGCAGCAGGATAATATGTTGCGAAGTAGTGATCTTCGTTGCGAATGTGCAAAGAAATTGCAGCATTTGCTACGTTAGCAAGAGCAGTTGCCAGTGAAGCACTGTCGGCGCGAGAAACATATAGTGCATTACTATATGCAAGAAAGTTTGCTGCTGTAAAGAAAGTGAGTGCAGTTGTTGAATCAGGTTTACCGAACACTTGCACTAGTTCATCTTCAGATGAAACGAGACGAGCAACGTCGATTGGACCCCACTGAAACGCGCCAGCGACCGCGCCAGTGGACGTGGAAACTGATGGGACAACTGTTGTTGCATCAATTTCAGATACATTCACGCCTGGAGATACTTGAAAAGCCATGTTTTTGCTCCTATTAAATGGAGATTAAGAAATCTACGAAGTATTTAGTATTTTGCTGTTTTTAACGCTCAACAGGTCTCCAATAAGCGCCATCTGACACAAATCCACCATCATTTGAATCTACATCGACATGTCCACCTAAAAAGGTTGGTAGTTGTTCTTCTTCGATCTGTTTCATTTGTTCTTCGTGCAACCTTGCTCGTACGTCTGTGTTTGTTAGATCAGAGAAAAATTGTTGATTTGTCATCCAAGCAAAAAGGACTATAGTCATGACTAAATCATCATGACTGCCTTCCTCTGCCTCAAAACTAGTTCCTTGAGCAATGAAAGTCGAAAGTTCG